CAGTATGAGTAGATTATTAGTGGACGACGTTACAAAGACCGACGCAAGGGCGCTTTTGAACGTAAATAAAATGGCTACAATCAGCGATATTGTAGCACCGAGCAATGAGTACATTTACGCCAGTGGAGCAAATGAGCTGACGGTAGTAGAGGGCTGCGTAATTGCAGTAGGCGGCGCTGGAATTTTCAAGACGGCAAACACAATTTTAACAGCCGCAAATTTGGACGCAGGCAGCGCCTTTGCAGTAGGCAAGGACTACTACGTATATATCTGCGACAGCAGAATTGACAGCGCAGACGAAAAATACGTTATTTCCCTTAACTCTACATATCCGACGGGCTGGAACGCAACGAACAGCCGTAAAATCGGCGGTTTCCATTATGGACGTTGCCGTAAGGTTGACAATAATTTACAGCCGCTTAATGGCAGCAGTGTTATTTTTGGCACTGGCTGGGAGAGCGCAGTAAGTAACGGAATTGTGCCACGTTCTGTATGGACGCTGGGACACCGCCCGAAATGCAGCCCAGAGGGTATGGTATATTTAGGCGGCGGTACATGGGTAGATATTTACCTTAATTCTGACGACGGGGCAAAGGGCTTGAAATCAGAGTACGGCTGCGCACCTATGACGGGAACGGAAAGCATGAACTGGTACAACTTTGTGGAGCGTCTGGCAAAGAGCGGTAAACGTCTGCCGAACTATGCCGAGTTTTGCGCCTATGCTTTTGGCAGCCCTGCTGGGCTGGATAACGCAAATACGAACGCATGGAGCGCTACAAGCAACACAGGCAGAGGTGTAACAGGCAGCGTAGTAAATGCAGTATCTGCCGTGGGCGTTGTGGATGCCGTAGGGCGTGTATGGGAGTGGCTGGACGAGCTTATTACAAGAGCAGAACACGCCACAAATGCAGACTACCACGCAAGCGTAGCGTGGGGCTGGGACAAGAAAAGCCCATTGAATACAGGCGAGAAGTCTTACGAGGTTGGTAATATCTATCAGTATTACGCATATTCTCTGGCGGCGCTGGGAGCGGGCGGCGGCTGGGACAGTGGGGCGTCTTGCGGCGCTCGTGCCGTGGTTTGCTCCAACTCCCCGTGGTCTGTCAACACGAGCTTTGGCGCTCGTGGGGCGTGTGACTCTCTGTAGACGGCGGGCGAAAGCCCAGCCGTATAAACGGGGGTAATACATGGACATACAGACAAAAACAGATATTATACACCAGAAAATATATGATTTTCTGCTATATATCTATCCTTTACTTGCAAAGTATCCAAAGTTTGAAAAATTCAGTTTACAGACTGCGACCAGAAACGCAATTTTTGAAATGCTGCAAGAGGTTATAAAGTGGGATAAGACGGCAACGAAAAGCCATTTATACACAGTAGATACCGCATTACAGGAGAGTAAAGAATTGCTGCGGCTGGCGCACGATTTGAAATATAGCGCCATGAACGCAAAGCACTACGGCGAGAGCTGCCGTAAGCTGAAAGAAATAGGCGTTATGCTGGGAGAACTGATAGAAGAGGTAAAGGCAAGGAAATAGCAGGATATGGGGCAGCTGCTTACTTACAGCCTCTGGCGGCGCTGATAGCGGGCGGCAACTGGAACAATGGGGCGAATTGCGGCGCTCGTGCCGTGAATTGCAACAACTACCCGTGGAATGTCAACACGAACATTGGCGCTCGTGGGGCGTGTGACTTAGTGAGAACATTACAGGCACAGAGTTCTATGGAATACTGGCAAGGACTTAGAGAGGGATAAGACCAAGTGTTTAATATCCTATAGTCAGAGCGGCTGTCCCGCCGTGAGGCAAAGAGAAAAAATACGGCTGCTGGTTAGTAGCTACGGCGAAAGGCAGGAGCTGAACACTTGAAGAGAGTAGGATACATTACCGATAAGGACGGGCAGCGCATTACGCTTTTAGAGGCTATGGGCGACTGCGGAAACGTGCAGAAAGCCTATAACAAAGCCAGAAAGTGCAAGCGCTATAGAAAAGATGTACTGATTTTTACGAAAGACAAAGAGGGAAATTTAGACAAGGTGCGGGAAGATATTCTAAATCTTGCCTATGAGCCAAGCGAATACCATTACTTTAAGGTGTACGAACCAAAAGAGCGGCAGATAATGGCGCTGCCGTTCTATGACAGGGTGGTACAGCACGCCATAAATAACGTGTTAGAGCCTATATTTGACAAACGGTTTATATCGCAGTCTTACGCCTGCCGAAAAGGTAAAGGTATGCACGCTGCATCTGATACATTGAAAGAGTGGCTGTATGAGTGGAATAAATACCACCCAGACCAGCCACTTTATGCTATCAAAGCAGATATACACCATTATTTTCAGAGCATAGACCATGCGATATTAAAGGCTGAAATACGTAAGGTTATAAAAGACGCTGGGGTATTGGCATTGCTGGACAGGATAATAGACCATAACGGCAATATGCCAGACGGCGTAGGAATACCAGTAGGAAACCTTACCAGCCAGCTATTTGCAAATATCTATCTGGACGCATTAGACCAGTTTATTAAGCATGAACTGGGAGCAGAGCAGTACATACGTTATATGGACGATTTTGTAATACTAAGCCCAGATAAAGCACAGCTGCGCAGCTGGCTTGCACAGATAGAGAAATTCTTACGGGAAGAGCTTAAGTTAGAGTTTAACCCGAAAACTACCATACTGGCAGCAAAGAACGGTATAGACTTTGTAGGCTACAAGCACAGGGCAACGCACAGAAAAGTACGGCGGGATAGTATAAAGCGCATAAAGCGTACTATCAAGAAGTATGAGAGCGGGAAAATCACAAAAGAACAGTTACAAAAGAGTATACAGAGCTGGACGGGACACGCAGGACACGCCGACAGCTATAACCTACGAAAGAAAATAGAAACGCTGGCAGAGGCTGCCATAGAAAAGGCGGCATAACCAGCAGGCAGGAGCGAGTACATGAGTAGCGAGTTATTAAGGGTGGTACAGGAACAGCAGGAAACCATAGAACAGCAAAGCAGGCTTATTGCGGATTTAATAGCCACTCTGGAAAGCTGGGAGCAGACAGCAGGCTACGACGGCGCAGAGCTGAAAGAGCGGGCAGAAAATTTGCAATTAAGAGAAAGGCAGGATTTATGAACATGACTATTACAGATTTTATTGAGGCGGCAGCACATAACAAGATTATCCAGCTGGTAGTATTGGCGATTGTGTGCGATACAGTTTTTGGAGTATTACGGGCAATCAAAGAAAAGCGGTTTAACAGCTGCGCAGGAATTGACGGGGCAATCAGAAAAGTAGGTATGCTTATTTCTCTGGTATTCATGCTGGCGATTGACGTACTGATTAAGATTAACTTAATCGGATTTATACCAGAGCAGGCACGTACATATTTAGGGCTTGATACCGTGGGCGTGGCTGAATTTTTCGCATTGCTTTACATTGCCTATGAGGTAGTGAGTATCTTTAAGAATATGGCATTATGCGGGCTACCCGTTAAAAAGGTGTGGGAAAAAGTACGGGAGTTTCTGGCAAAATATACGGACGAGCTGCCAGACACAGACGAACTGGACGGAGACAGCACCACAGGCAGCGTGGGGGAACACAGAACACAGGAAAGATAAGGATAATAAGAGCAGAGCAGCACAGAGCGCTTGCGGGACACCGCAGGCGCTTATTTTGTATGCAGAAAGGACAGAGAACATGAAAATTAACAGAATGATAAGTAAGTACAATTTCAATAAGGGCAGCATTTCCAGAATTAAATATATTGTTATTCATTATGTGGGCGCACTGGGGGGAGCAGAGGACAACTGCCGATATTATGGCGGCGGCAATAGAAATGCGTCGGCGCATTACTTTGTAGGGTTTAACGGCGAGGTATGGCAGTGTGTAGAGGACGCTAATATAGCGTGGCATTGTGGAGCGTCGAGCTATAAGCACGCCGAGTGCAGAAACGCTAATAGTATCGGTATTGAATTGTGCGTAAGAAAGAAAAATACAAAGAATTTAGGAGCTACAGATAAAGACTGGTATTTTGAGGACGCAACAGTAGAGGCAGCCGCAGAGCTTACCCGTTATCTTATGGAAAAGTACGGCGTGCCTGCATCACACGTTATCAGACATTACGACGTAACGGGCAAAATCTGCCCTAACCCTTATGTATATAATACCAGCGCCCATACATGGGACGAGTTCAAAAAGAAAATAAGCGAGCAGCAGGCAGAAACACCGCAGAACAGCAACGAAAAAGCAATATGGGACTTTCTGACAGGCAAGGGCTTAAATGTTTATGCAGCAGCGGGAATTATGGGAAATCTGTATGCAGAGAGCGGTCTTAATTCATGCAATTTACAGAATACATATAATAAAATTCTGGGAATGAGCGACGAAGAATATACAGACGCAGTAGACGGCGGCACGTATGATAATTTTATCAATGACAAAGCGGGCTACGGTTTGGCGCAGTGGACATATTGGAGCAGAAAGCAGGCGCTTTTATTACGTTCACATAAAACAGGGGAAAGTATCGGCAATTTGCCTATGCAGTTAGGCTTTTTATGGGAAGAATTGCAGGGATACACAGCGGTAATGGAAGTGCTGAAAAAGGCGGGAAGTGTGCGCAGTGCATCTGATGCCGTACTTACAGGATACGAAAAACCAGCAGACCAGAGCGAGGCGGTAAAGAAAAAGCGTGCAGAGTACGGCGAGGCATATTATAAAAAGTATGCAGCAGGCAGCGGTACGAAGTATTACAGAGTTCGCAAGAGTTGGACGGATGCAGCAAGCCAGCTGGGGGCGTTTACATCATTGGAAAACGCAAAAAGCGCTTGCAAAGCAGGGTATACCGTATATGATGATAACGGCAAGGCAGTATATACGGCAGGCGGGCAGCAGGCAGCCGTAGCCGTTCCGTTCAGTGTGCGTGTAGATATTACAGACCTTAATATCAGAACGGGAGCAGGCACGAATTACGCCAAGACGGGACACACAACAGGAACGGGAGTATTTACCATTGTGGAAGTGAAAGCAGGACAGGGCGCAAGCGCAGGCTGGGGACGCTTGAAGAGTGGCGCAGGCTGGATAAGTTTGGACTACGCTACAAGACTTGCGTAAAATTTTATGAGGGTGGGCGGGCTACTGCCTGCCCTTTATTTTTTTGCATTTTTATTGAAAAATCCACATAAAAGCGTTGACAAGTTACCCAAAAGGGTATATAATTAAATCATGGAAAGGAGATAAGAACAAATAAGAGGCAAAGCCACTGGAAAGGAGAAACGGCACAATGGGTAAGAAAAAGAAACAAAAGAAAAAGCCTATCAACTGGCAAGAATTGGCAATCAGTGCAGTGATAGACTTAATCATAGGAATAATACTTATCATAATTGGTAAGTACATAGGTTAGGGCGAAAGCCCTAACCAACAGGCGGGCGATAAGCCCGCCGCCTATAAGAAATATAACACAAACCCAAAGCCGAGTAAAGAGTATGCTTTTGAAATTAGGAGTATTTTTAGTAGCAGTAGGACTGGTAAAGCTGCTGGTTGCTTTCATTTTGAGGGCAAGAGAAAAGAGAGGTAAGGCATGAATTTAGGCGAGAACATAAGAAAAGCACGGAAAACAGCAGGCGTGACGCAAAAGGAACTTGCAGAGCGCCTGCAAGTATACCCAAAGGATATAAGCCGCTGGGAGAACGGAGAAAGAACGCCGAGCGCAATAGCACTGGCGAAAATTTGTAGAGAGCTTAACGCCTCTGCTGATGAAATTTTAGAACTGAAATAAGCGAAAGAGAGGGCTTGCTATGACAAAGAAAAAGGTAATTTTATTGGTAGTAGCTGCATTGTTTGCAGTGAGTGGTTTAACGGCGCTGCCGTCTGGAAATGTAACAGGCGGGGTGGGCTGCATTTTAATTGCGGCAGTATGCGCATATTTTGGAGTGAAAAAGAAAGAGACAGGGAAAGAGGGCGAAAAGAGAACGCCAGCGCCTGCCGCTACATCTGGTAAAATTTTAGAGACAATCAGAACAAAAGTAGTGGGCGTGACATTTAACAACGAGGACGGAGAAAACAGACAGGATATTTTAAGCAGAATGTCTGGCAATGAGGATATTACAATAGAAAAGTATACATATAACGGAGAGCCTGCCGCATACGTAAAATGGGGCGATAAGGTAATAGGCAATCTATCGGCAGAACTGGCAGGGGACTTAGCAAGAAAGTACCCAAAAGCCCGCTACACCGCAGAAATACTGGAAATTTCTGGGGGGGGGTACAGACGTTCGGGTGCAATATTGAACTTGACGTAATAGAAGAAACAACGCCGAACGCAAGCCAGCATACGGGAGAAACTACGGTATACATAGACCGCAGTAACAAGAAATATCATAGTAAGCCTAACTGTTCTGGAATGAAAAACCCAAAGAGCATACCATTAAGCCAAGCGAAAAAGAAATATACAGCTTGTAAAAAATGCTGTAAATAGGTAGAGGCATAAGCCGCAGACTTGTAAAAGAGTTTGCGGCTTTTCGTCGTATATGGGGGAAAGAGCAGAAACGAAAGAGAGGTAGCGGGAATGGCAAATAAAAAAGGTAGCCGCCAGTTGACAAGGGCAGACCGTATAAGCATTGAGGCGTTGAAAAAGGCAGGGCATAGCGTAATAGAGATAGCAGAGCAGCTGGGAGTACACCGCAGCACGATATACAACGAGCTTAAGAGAGGGCAGTATATGCACAGAAACAGCGATTATACGGAAGAATTACGTTATAGCCCAGATATTGCGCAGGAAAAGGCAGAGGAAAACTTAAAAGTGAGAGGTACACAGCTTAAAATAGGCAATGATATTGCGTATGCAAATTACATAGAGGATAAAATAGTAAATGAAGATTACAGCCCAGCAGCAGTGCTGGGAGAATTGAAAGCACAGGGGAAAGAGGGGGATTTTTCTGTAACAATCTGCGTAACGACTTTATACAGTTATATTGATAAAGGCATTTTCCTAAAGTTATCGAATAAGAATTTGCCAGTAAAGAAAAATAAGAAACGTACATATAAAAAAGTATGTAGGCAACAGAAAAGGGCGGCAGCAGGAGAAAGTATAGAAAAGCGCCCGAAAGAGATAGACACAAGGGAAGAATTTGGAAACTGGGAAATGGACAGCGTTTTAGGTAAGCGTGGAAAGTCAAAAAATACACTGCTGGTACTGACAGAAAGAAAAACCAGAAACGAGATTATATTTAAACTGCCAGACCATACGGACGAGGCAGTAGTAGCGGCGCTGGATAGGTTAGAAAGAAAGTGGGGCGCTGATATGTTCAAGCGGGTATTTAAGACCATTACAGTAGATAACGGCAGCGAATTTGCAGATGCAGAGGGCTTGCAGCGTTCTATCATAAACGAGGGAGAGAAGAGGACGCAACTATATTACTGCCACCCGTACAGCAGCTGGGAACGTGGCACGAATGAGGTAACAAACAAAATGATACGCCGTAAGATACCTAAAGGCACAAATTTTGACGATAAGACAGAGGAAGAGGTAGAGAATATAGAGAACTGGATAAACGGATACCCACGCAAAATACACGGATACCGCACAGCAGGGGAGCTATTTGAGGAAGAGGTAAAGCAGCTTGCATAACAAGGAAACCAGACACGGTACGAGGCTGGCAGAAATGGCAGCCTTACTGGTGCGCATTGCAAAAGTAAAAATAGACAATAAAATACGTGGCATATTGTGCAAAATGGCAAAACGGTAAAAATACTAAAAAATGTCGATTTTAATGTTGACATTTTTAGAGAGCACAAAAAGAAGAAAAAAAATATGAGTAACAGTATTGACAGAACGGTGCTTTATAAGTAAAATGAACTTGTATGTATTTTATTAAAAGTTAAGAGGAGAGGAGAGATAACATGAACG